CACTACGTTCCAGAGCAAATAAATCTCTTGCTAGAGAAAAAACAATGGCTGACATAGCCAAGCAACAGATGAAGGATAAATAAAATGGTACTTCCACTAGCATTAGCACCTTTGATTCCAGCGGGTATAGCAACTCTTGGAGCTGGAGCCAGAGCAATTGGTAGCCCACAAGGACAAAGATTTTTACAAGGTGGCATCAATACTTTAAATAGATTTGGAACTAGATTGCAAGATTTTTTACAACCTGCTGGTAACATGATATTTAACCAAGCAACAAAGAGACCATTAATGGCTGCTCCTGTAATACCAGAGGCATTAAATACAACAGCAGATACTATTACTAATTTAATAGCTAAATTAATGGAAGAGGAAGAAGAAGATAAAAAAGAAAAAAAGAAAAAAAAGAAAAAAGACGAAATACCAGAGGTAGCTTTGAAAAAGGGCGGTATAGTTAAAACAAAAAAACCAAAGAAAAAAAGAAAAAAATATAAATCAGGAACATTTGTAAAAATGAAAGGAAGCAAGAGGTACATATAATGTCAATATCAACTAAATTTGGACAACAAGTAATAAATATAGGTAAAAAAATAAAAGGCGAAACAGCAAATGAGATGCTCAAGAGATTAGGAGTAGACAATCTAGGTGAATTAAAAAAAATGCCAGCTAAAGAATTAAAAAAATTATTAGGTGGTAGTTCGTTTGGTAAAAAGATTTTAAAATCTCTAGGTCTAATGGGTATAGGTGCAGCAGGTGGTACTGCTGTTACCGCTCCAAGTCTTATTAAAATAGGACAGGAAAAACAAAAAGCGTTAGATTCAATGCCAAAAATGAACAAAGGCGGTATTGTTGCACCAAGGATGGGTGGTAAGCCTAGTCATAAAGCCAAAAAAAGTTCTAAGTCTATTGCAAAAAAATATTTTAAAGGTACGTTCTAGTTAGTGGAACTAACTAAGGCTATCAAACATATACTTAGAAAAATAGACTCTGAAATAGAGAATAGTAAAAATGCCTTTGTAGATGGCAAAATAATAAAAGACAATTTCGAAAAATCTGTTGGACAAGTCAGAGGTTTAGTTCTAGCTAAAGAAATAGTACGAGAAACTGCTAAAAACATAGAGGAACTAGATGACTAACACAACATTTAAATTAGAAGAAGTAGAACTTAAAAACGATAAGTACCCAAGACCAACGGGTCACAGAATTTTAATTAAAACTTTAGATATAGCTAATAAAACAAATATGGGTATCTACTTGCCCACAAAGTCAATAGAGGACCATAGAGCTATAGCATCAATAGGAAAAGTTATAGAGCTTGGCGATGATGCGTACAAGCGAGAAGACATGACAAACCCTTGGTGTAAATTAGGAGATTACGTCATGTTCGGAAAATATGCTGGACACCGTTTTAAATACGGACAAGCAGAATTACGAATCATGAACGATGACGAGATTCTGGGTGTAGTCCCAGATGTAAGTGAAATAAGCTAATTTCACTTTTATCAACTAGCTACATTTTTGTAGCGTACAATTCTTAGGAGAAACCTATGCAAGTATTACACGATACTTCGGATGAAAAGAAAAAGCCGATGAAAATAGTTCCTGAAGGGGATACTGAAAAAATGGAAGAACTCAATACTGAAGAAGCCATTGAGACTATGGAAGCAATAGACCCAGAAGAAACTACAGACGCTGTTGATGAAAATCAAGAAGCGGAAACCACTGAGGAAGAAGCTGAAGAACCTCAAGAGGAAGCAGAACAAGAAGAAAAACAAGCTGCTCCCAAAAAAAAATCTAGACTTCAAAGAAGAATAGACGAGCTTGTAAGAGAGCGTGCAGCAGAGCGAGAAGAAAAAGCAAAGCTGGCAACTCAGATTGAAACATTAAACAAAGAGCTTCAAAGAAAAAGCACTTTAAACAGTGATTACAATAATTTACAGCAAGACTATTTTGATAATCAAATCAAAGTTGCAACTAAAACTCTAGATAATGCTAGAAGTGCCTACAGAATGGCAAAAGAAACTGGCAATACCGATGAGGAAATAAAGATTGCAGAAGAGATAGCTGACGCAAAGTTTGAGTTAAAAGACTTGGAGCGACAAAAACATCTGTTCGATAGAAAGCAGAAAGCAACTGCACAACAACCAGAACAAGTGCAACAACCCGCACCAACACAACCGCAACAGCAAACGCAACCACAACCTGACCCAAGAGCACTTCAATGGGCACAAGTAAATACTTGGTTTGGACAGGATGCTGCAAAAACTGGAGCGGCATACGCAATCGATGCTCAGTTAAAAATGGAAGGATACGACCCCTCATCAGAGGAATACTATTCTGAATTAGACAGGCAGTTAGCAAAGGCTTTCCCAGATATGGGTAAAGGTGGAGCTAAACCAAAGCAAGTCGTAGCGAGTGTATCTCGTGCACCATCCGCACCTAACAACAAAGTAACTCTAAGTAGTAGTCAAATGGCTATGGCAAAGAAATTAGGTGTGCCTTTAGAAGAATATGCAAAATTTGTTAGGAGTGACAAATGACCAATAAAAATATATCGTCTGGTGTGAAAACTTCTAGAACACATCAGAAACGCAAAGTAACTTACACACCTCCTTCATATCTAGATGCTCCAAAGCCAAATGATGACGGCATGAAATATCGTTGGCTGAGAGTGAGTATGGGTGGGGAGGATGATGCCCGAAACATATCCAAGAAAAAACGTGAAGGATATGAGTTCGTTAGAAAAGAAGAACACCCAGATTTTGATGTCCCCGTACATGAATCAGGAAAGTACGCTGGGGTTATAGGTTCTGGTGATTTAGTTTTGGCTAAGATACCAGTAGAAATGGCAGAGGCGAAGAACGATTATTATCAAAATAAGACTCGTACTCAAACTGAAGCTGTGGATGCTGATATTTTAAAAGAGCAAAATCCATCGATGCCGATAACGCAACAGCGTAAAAGTTCTGTTTCTTTTGGTAAAAAGAAAGAGGCAGAAGACTAAAATTTAGTATGGGGTTGTTTATTAACTTTAATTTATCTAGGAGATGAAAACATGGCAAATGTAGATGCTGCTTTTGGAGCAAGACCTGTCAGACATCTAACTGGTGGACAAATTAGAACCAATGAATACAAAATAGCTTCTGGAACATCATCAAATATTTTTACTGGTGATTTCGTTAAATTACTTGCTACAGGTTACATCGATGTAGCCGCAGCTGGTAACAGAATCTTAGGAGTATTCGCAGGTTGTCAATTTACTAGTTCAGATGGGGAAGTGATATTTAAAAGACATTTTCCAACAGGTACAACTACACAAGGTAGTGGCGATGTCACTGCTTATATTTATGACGACCCCAATATAGTTTTTGCAATTCAATCAGCAGGTTCTGCTGACTTTGCAGATATTGGACAATTAGCAGACCACGTTGCTGGTACAGGTGATACTAGCACAGGACAATCAAAGTTTGAGATTTCAGGTACAACTGGAACTGGAACTGCAGGTATGAGAATCCTTGGTCTATATGAAACACCAAAGAACGCTTTCGGTACAAACGGTATCCTTGAGGCTGTAATTCATGAACATGAGTTGAACCAACATATTGATGCTGACGGTACTGTGGGTGTATAAGGTATAGGAGAATAAAACATGGCTGTTATTTCAAGAAGTCAACTCGTAAAAGAGTTGGAACCAGGTCTCCACGCCTTATTTGGTTTGGAGTACAAGCGTTGGGAACGTGAACACGCAGAAATCTTTACTGAAGAGACATCAGATAGAGCATTCGAAGAAGAGACACTATTGACTGGATTTGGTGCTGCACCAACAAAGTCAGAGGGTTCCTCAGTCGAATTTGATACTGCTGCTGAACAGTGGACTGCAAGATATGTGCATGAAACAATTGCACTTGCTTTTGCAATCACAGAAGAGGCAGTGGAGGATAATCTCTATGATACTCTTTCAAAGAGATATACTGCTGCATTAGCACGTTCCAT